GGTAAAGCATGTATTTCCTAGGAAATGTCTTCCAGGATACGATCTGGCATTCCCTCGAGATGAGATGCCAGGACCGTCAAGGCGCCAACGGTTTCCTTGCGGACCGTTTCGGTCAACTCGGTGGCCACCTTCTTTGGGAATCGAGGTTGCAGCTGACCCGGGATCCGTTCCATCGTTCGCCTGAAAATTACCAAGGCCTCGGCAATCTCCCGCTCGACGTCCGCCCGATACAGCAGGTCACCACTGAGTTGCTGGATTTCGACTTCCCGTTTGGTGGCGTTGGCCTCGGACAGCCTGGCGTCGGCCAGTCGCTTGCGACCGAGGGGACTGTCGTCGGCCGCGGCCTTATCTTGTCTCTTCGGAAGAGTTTCGCGTTCTAGCTTCCATCGAATAATGTCGGCCAAGGGATAGGCGCCGCGCTGGCCAGGCATTCCGCCCACTTTACGCCAAGAGGTTTTCACGGTGTTCGTAGTCACGCCAAACATATTGGCGATTTCAGAAAACGATTTGAGAATCAATTTGCCCGCGATCAACTGTGCCGCTTCGATGTCTTGGTGAAACAAACGAACGATTAGCTCGCCGAGGGGCGGTGTTTTTTTCTTCGCCATGCGTTGAATCTTAATCCGAAAAACCGCTAGTCGCCCTTAAAACCAGAAGGGGGGGAGGGGGCCAAATTTCAAAACCAAATTGATCATTCACGGATCTCTCCGGATCTATGGTCGATCTTGCGCCCTCCCAAACGGGTCCGCAGTTGGGATTGGATCTGTGAACATATTAAAGACAAAGACGGTACTCCGTTTGATCCGGATGGCTTCCCGCATTGCGAAGGTGTGGCCGACGCTTTCGACGATCCGAGCATCCGGACGATCGTCATGCAATGGGCCACCCGGATCGGTAAGACATTTATCTGCGAATCGCTGGATATGAAAATGTGGGCCACGGCACCGGCACCCTCGGCCTTCATTTCTAGCTCCAAGAAACTTGCTACCGAAACGGTCCGGGAGGAATTCTACAAGATGCTGGAATTCTGCGATCCGTTGAAGGACCAGTTGAAGCCGGCCATGCGACGGAGCAATTCACGGATCGACCTGGCCTATTGTGGTTGCCGCGTTGGCTGGGCAGGATCCGAGTCCACCATGAGCGGCTACGGCGCTTTTTTGATGCACCTTAATGAAGTCGACAAATGGCCTTACTCTGAATCTCTCGAGGGCGATCGCCTCGAACAAGCCCTGGAGCGATCGATCAAGCAGTTTCCGGATCACAAGAATTTCATTGAATCCACACCTACTACCGAAGAAGCCAGCCGGGTCAACGCCTGGTACCTGAATTCAAACCAAAACCAGAGGCAGGTCCCTTGCCCAAAATGCGGCAAGTACCAGGTCCTCAAATGCGGCGATGGGATTCCAGGTACCGGGGGCCTGGTCTGGAATCGACTGAAAGATGGCACCGAAGATCCCCAGCTGGCTTACGAGACGGCCCGTTATGAATGCCAGTATTGTTTGAAGACAATACACGACGAACACCGCCCGAAGCTCATGCGGAGCGGCCTATGGGTTCCAGCAGGCCAATGGGCGGACAAACGTGGACGGCTCAAAGGGACACCGACCAGGCAGGGTCATATCTGGGGGTCTAAACTGTCCTCCCTTTACAGTCTACGAATCCGATGGGGTGACTACGCTCGAAAGAAAGTGGCAAGCAACCGCCGGCCAGGCTTGCGTCGGGCCTTCATTAACCTGTGGGAAGGTGAACCCTATGCGCCGCGTAAAAGCAAGCTAACTCCGGAAGAATTGGGTGAACGGCTCAACTTGAAATATTCGAAGGGCGTGGTGCCGGCAGCCGCCAGTTTCTTGACCTGTGGAATCGACGTCCAGGAGTGGGGCTTCGTCTATTTCGTAGCTGCCTGGGGTTCGGGTGAAAAGGGTTGGCTTGTGGATTGGGGCTATTTGGATGAACTCCAAGACGTCGAAAATTTGCTTGGAGGAAGTTATCCCTGGTCGAATAAGAAAACTCAAATGCCGATCGTATTGACTCTGATGGATTCTGGAAATGATACAGCCCGGGTCTACAAATTTTGCAAAAGGGTCAGCAGGGTAGGCCGATACGTGTGGGCTTGTACAGGTGAGAAAATGTCTCTGGGTGGAGAGCCCTTCCGAAAGGTCATCCTCGGGAAAGGGCGGGGAGGTCGAAAAAACAAACGGGCACGCCGGGCGGCTTTGACAGCTCGAGGTCAGATCCTAGTACACGTTGCCGTCAACTTCTGGGAAGAATTGATCCAGGATTATTTTGACAAGATGAATCCCGGTGAACCCGGTTCCTTTGCCTTTCCAGTCGAAGCCGCCACGGACGCTGAACTCTGCTTGCAATTACTCAATGGAATGCAATCTGAAAAATTGAATCGCCGGAATGTCCACGAAGGTTTATGGATGAAACGGTGGCCCGACGAAGCGAATGATTTTCGCGATACCCTCAGATATGCACGTTGTGCTGCTGAATTATATTCGCGCGGCAAATGGAGCCGGACCAGGCCGGCGGCAAAGAAATTCCTGGATTCCAAGGCGCCACCTATGGAAGTAGCTCCCGACGGCCGGATTGTGAGAAAGGTACACGTCCAGCGCAAGAAACATAAAATCAGAAAGCGTGGTCAGAGGCAATGATCAAACAAAACAAGTTTCCGAAGTCCGGACCGCACAAGAGCGGCGACCAGTGCCCAAAGTGTTCCGGATATTTTGGTATCTATTGTAGCCGCATTCAAAGATTTCACCGGGTCCGGTATCTCAGGTGTACAAGTTGTAACTTCAAACCAGTATTGAACCTATGGGTCGTGGCCTTTGAAAACTTGGCCGCATGGCAACGTGCTAAGTATGCGTACCAAAATTCCAAGCGCGATCCCCGCCAACAGCCCCCAGACTGAAATAATCAAGAGATTTGTAATTTGTGATTTGCGATTCAGTCTGAGATTTCTCTATGGGTTTTGGATTCACTCCAGCCACGGGCACTGACGCGGAACTACTCGAATTGGTACGCGAAGCTATCGCGACGGTTTGTGCGAACGGTCAGAGCTACACGATTCGTAACCGTGAGTACACCGCCGCAGATTTAGATGATCTTTTTAAATGGGAAGATTTTCTAAGTAGGCGAATCAGTGGAGCCACAAACGGTTTAGTAAGAAGTTTCGCAAGACCCAATCGCCGGATACCAAATCGATTCAACAATTCCGATGACTTCAACGACTGTTAAATGAAGAAAAGACGACGTCCTAAAATCAGAAAACAATTGGCGCGAAGCCGAGGAGGTAGGTGGGTTTCCGGCGCCGGCCGCATGTTTATGTCGATGTTGTCTTCTCTACCAATTGCTTTGGATTCAGCCATCTTCGCAATCGCGCCCGTATCGGGTGAGAAGCGACGGCGCGCCAGAAAAAAGGATCAGTGGCTAAAAAAACAAAACGACTTTCTTGAGCGAGAAATGCTCAGTCGTTTTGAAGCCGCGGACGATCCCGAAATCCGTCGTAAACGGTGGCTCACGTCTGGTATCGGATTCGATGCCATCGACGAAGACCGGCTTGAAACACTCCGGGATCGATCGCAAGAGCTATGGGATGACGACAATTATGCCAAGGGCGCCATCGAAGGCCGAGTCAAGCAAGTCGTAGGATTGGGATTGAATCCACAATCCAAGATCAGGGAAATGGATGGGATCACACAAGATCAGGCCGATGAAATCAACTCGCAATTGGAACAAAAATTCAAAGTATGGAAAATGGCTTGTGGGCCTCAACAGCAATCACTCTGGCAATTGCAGCGAATGGCCGAACGGGGTAGCGCAATTAAGGGTGAGTCTTTTCTCATCCTATCCGATCGAGCCGCTTCAGACTCTTTTATCCAACCGCCGGTTCCACTGAAGGTCGAAGTCATTGATGCGAACCGATGCGAGACACCCCCGGGTTTGGGTGGTGATCGCAAGGTTCGCTTGGGAATCGAATATGCGGCCGCTACAGGCGATCAGGCCAATATCATCGTTGCCTATCATTTCCGCACGAACAGAGCCGACGGCACTCTCGAACATAAGAGAATCAAAGCGCGTTTTCCCAACGGCCAACTAAAAGTCCTCCACCTGTTCGACCAACAATTACCAGATCAAACCCGTGGTCTTCCATGGCTGGTTGCCGCAATGAACAACTTGCGGGATCTCAAAGACGCTACCGAAGCCAGGCTAATTTGTTTTCAGGTCCAAAGTTTATTTTGTGCATTTGTTCACACGAACAGCGATCCGGAAGATCTCGCAAAAGCGACGTCGACCGATACAAAAAACGGGGATCGTCAAGAGGATATGGCGCCTGGCCAGATCAACTATTTGGGAACTGATGAAGAAATCGAATTTGCTGATCCGAACCAGCCCGGTGCTGAATTCAAAGAATTCATCAAAACCCATCTCCACGGTGTGGCAGCCGCGGCAGACTTTCCTTACGAACTACTCAATAAAGATTGGGAGTCCACCACCTTTTCATCTGGCCGCCTATCACTCTTGGATGGCCGTCTGACTTTCCGGACTTGGCAACAACTCCATAACGAAAAATCCAACAATCCTATTTGGCAGCGATTCGTTTTGGAATGCGTCATTGCAGGTGAAGTCTCGATTTCACTTCGGACATTCAATGAGAATCCGGAATTGTTTTGCTGTGCCGTCGAGTGGAAGGGAACTGGCTGGCCAGCCCTCCAGCCCGAAAAAGAAGTTCGCGCCGCCAAGGAGGCGATCGATAGTGGCATGGATACACGGCAGAACTACATCACCAGCCAAGGCGGTGATTTCGATGACGTGGTCAAGCAGCTCCAGCGCGAGAAGGAAGTTTTGGAAGCCGCAGGTCTGCCCACAACGATGGCGCTGATGAATCGACCTGGCCAGCAAGATCAAGAAAACAACGAAGTCCCAGAACGAACCCCTGCGGGAGCCCCGACATGAGCCGTTTCATCATTGAATTGCCCAATCCGGAATATTTTCGTGCAACGCCAAAACTTGGATTGGATTCCGGAGCCCGAGTCGATCGGGAAAACCGAGTCATCCATGGCGCGACTTTAATTCAAAAAGGCCCGATCAATGACGACCGGAAGGTTCGTGTTGACGACACGACACTGAAACAAGTCGAACAAATGGTCAACGAGAAAGAGGGTGGGATGAAATCCAGATTTGGGCATCCAAACATGTCCGACGATGGATCACCACGTAAATTTCTCGGTGTCATTAAAAACGCTCGTATCGAAGGCGACAAGGCATTAGGTGATCTGCACCTACACGATTCATCCTTCAAAAGCACAAATTACGGTGAACAGGTTTTAGACCTGGCCGATGACCATCCAGACCAATTTGGAATGTCTCTCGCCCCAAAGTGGGATTACGAGGCCATGAAGAAAACAAAAGAGGAAGTTGATGGCGAAGAAACGGAAGCGCTTCGCTTTAAGAAACTGCGAGCTATCGACGTGGTCGATGAACCCGCGGCGACAAGGGACGGCATGTTTTCTGCGAAGGACGTTAGTGATCTGCCCGACGTCGCCACTCAATTATTGAATTATTTCTTCCCCGAAGCCTCCCCCGATGTAATCGAGGAACGGACAGGGGATTTTCTCAAGCGATATATTCGCAACCGATTTGGAGATCCTGAAATGAACGATCAAATCTTGGCCGAAACCAAAGAGGCCATCACAAACTTGCAGGGCCAATACAAAACGATCATCGAAAAGATCGAAGCCGGTGAAAAATCAGAAGATTTCAAAAAGGAATTAGCTTCTGTCACCGAAGGCCTGGCATCGCTCACCAAGACGATGGATTCGCTCAAGGCCGGCGGCGGGTCCGCGGGTTCCGATGATCCAAGCCGCCAGGCATCTGACGAAGCCGCGGCCGCGCTGGCCACTTCACTTTGCGAACGGGCAAGTGAAATCACTTTGGCTTGTAACCTGGCCGGCGTTCCGAAATTAGCATCCGACTGGATCCTGGACGAAAAACTATCGATTAACGATGTCCGGAAAAATATCCTCGAGAACCAGGCCAAAACGAACAGTGGCCTAGGTCAACAGAACAACCAAGAAGATGAAAACGAGAAAAAGGATCCGGTCAACGAAAAGCTCGGTAAAGAGTACGACAAGCAAAAGGAAGAATACGAAAAACTTCATTTAAGTCGCGAAGATTACATCGCGACCAACCGGATCAATCTTGGTCTGGACGAACTGGAAGTCGGAAAGGACCACAAAGAAAAAGCCGCCGCCCAAGTTTAGGCAAAACTAAACCGTAATTTTAACTAGCAACATATCTCAAACCTTTAGAGAGAAAAAATTATGAGTACCGCAGAAAATCAAATCATCACCCGTCAAGAAGGTGATTGGATCAATGGCAAAGCAGCCGTGGTTCAGTTGTTCGGAGGCACGTTGGGTTATTATAACGCAACGGGTTTCATCGACGATAATACCGGAAACGGATTGAACAAATTCGCTGGTGTCGTCCGATGTGAAGTTGACAACAGTCTCGGTTCCGCTGGTGATCTGGACGTCAGTCTGTGGAATAAAGGCATTTTCGAATTCGATGGAACTGGATTCACTCAGGCGGACGAAGGAGAAGTCGTCTATGGGCTTGATAATTTTACAGTGAGCTTGGATCCAGGAACTTCTGGTGTTGCCATCGGCACTGTGAAAGAATTCGTTTCTTCCACGAGAATCGCGATCGAAATCATGCCGGCGGGTGCCGGTGGTGGTTCGAAGCCACTCGAGGTTTTGTCTCGGACGTTCAGTTTCGGTGACATGAGTGATGGTGGTGGAACCAGTGGTTTCATCGATTTCCTAGCTAGCCTTCCGGTTGGCGCCCACGTCATGGGATGGTCTGCCGACGTCACAGTGGGATTCACCGGCGACACGACTGCCGTCGTTCAGGTCGGTGTGTCTGGAGACGTCAACAAGTTCTCGGCGAACACCACGAAGAGTGTCTTGGCCGTGGCCAAAGTAGGAAGCCACGCATTGGCAGTCGACGGAGTTGTGGATTCAGCCGCGGCACCACGAGTCACTGTCACGGGAACGGCGGATTTCACGTCAATCTCGGCGGGCACAATGACCATGTCCGTTTATTACTATCCACTCTAAAAATTGAAACAAGGAAATTGAGCGAACGGACGATCGCAATTTTGAAAATCATATTTCTGGGTTGGCGGACCCAATTTAACCGGAGAATTTAACAATGGGACTCAATACCGCAAAAGAAACCGTGATTATGAATAATCTCACGTCCAAGTTTGACAACCGCGTCCGTGCCGCGGAACTCTTTTACCCCGAAGTCTCGACCATTATGGACAGCGATCGTCGTCAGGAAGACTATGGAATGCTCGGCAATTCACCTGCCGTTCGCGAATGGTTGGGAGATCGAAAATTCAAGGAACTGAGAAGCTCCGATTACTTCCTGAAAAACAAAAAGTGGGAAAGTTCCCTCAAGGTCGCCAAAGATGATATCTCCGACGACAATCTCGCCATGTATCCGCCAATGATTAAGGATTTGGCTGACGAAGCCACTCATCATCCCGATGAGCTTCTCTTCGACACGCTGTTGGCCGGTGAATCGTCCGTCGGTTTCGACGGTCAGAATTTTTACGACACTGACCATGAGTGGGGTGATTCGGGCGTTCAGTCGAACGATTTAACCTTCAATGCGGTGGATCCAGATGACGTCACCGTTGCGGAATTCGCCGATGCGTATGAAATCATGCGACAAGCATTTTTGACTTTCAAACGCGACAATGGAAAGACCTATGTTCGGCCAACAGTTAAGCCACTAACGGGTCTGATGTTACTTGTCCCGATTGAATTGCAACTTACTGCGACCAAGGCGGTCACCCAGGAAATCACGGACACGGGTGAAAGCAACATCATCTTGGATTTACCCAGAATCTTAACGAGTGGTTTCTTGACCAATCAACGCAAGTTCTATTTGTTCAATCTCGATAGCTTGCTCATGCCCTTCATCTTTCAGGCCAGGGAATCTCTGAGTCGTGGAACGAAGGGGATCGGTGATCTCGAGACGCAAGAGATCAAGTTTATGACCCAAGCCAGATACAACGTCGGTTATCTGGCCTGGTGGAACACTGTTCTGACTCTCTTCAACTAAACCTAGCCGATCGAAAGAAACTTCGTTGCCGCGGACCCTCACGGGTCCGCGGTTGGCGGATTTCTCGAAGATTTTAACGAAAGGTAAAACCATGAGTGAAAAAATGTACGCGGTGGCCCTCAAGGGAGGTTGGCAGGGAGTTTTCAATCGCCATACCCGAGACGAACACGGCAAAATTATCCCCAAACTGTCCATGACGTGGAATGCGGGACAAACCAGGCTGATCAATAAACAACAATTGGACGCCTGTAAGAAGGACATCGAAAACGGCGTCCTGATCGTTAAGGAAGACAAACCAAAACCAAAAGAGCCCGACCATCAAACGCATGAACAAAAGATGGACGAGGCACATAAGAGACGAGCTGACGAAAAGAAAAAGAAGTTAGCCAAAAAGAAGTTAGCCAAAAAGAAGTCAGCCAAAAAGAAGGCTGGCAAAAAGAAGTCGACAAAATAACAAAGTGAGAAAGCGTGAGCATTTACGGACCACGGTTCGATGCGAAAATAAAGGATGACGCCAACACTACTTTTTTGGATGGAGTCTTTGGTGAAATAGTCAGAAGATTCCGCAAAGGATCCAGCACAAATTTTGACGATCTTCCGGCTGTTGTCGATCGCGATGACTTGTCGGGGACGAATGAAGAATATGGCGATGGTGCTGTGTTGGACGATCGCAAGGGTGATGCCGAACGACAAACCTATAAATTGGAATTGTCAAAGGATGTCACTCCACCGATTGACCACCGTGACACGTTTCTGATTGCGCCCACTCCGGTCCACACAATTGCCGATCTGCTTGCAGTCGGTAGGAAATGGGGAGTCCGTCGAGATCTGGGTGAAGACGCCGGCCTAAGAGCCTTCCGTTTGATCCGAAAAGTCGGTCGACACACACGACAACCGAAGATCAGAAGGATGCAATGACCTATGGCCAACGAAGTTGTTGTCCCGGACGACATGCTTTCCTTACCGATGCAAGGCCTTGCAAACCTAGTTGCGGATAGCACTCAGTTTAGGAGCCTGGTCGGAGCTGCCGATCAAGCCGCGGCACTTAAAGAAATTCACTTTCCTTATGCAGAGGATCACGACGATGACGACGACGGCGAATTAGATGCCGGGAGGCCCCGGGCCATTATCAATCCAGGCCCGGGCTTCAAGATGACCAACAAAGGGGCGCAGAGCTGGAATGCAATTGGAAATTTGTACCTGTGCTTTGAAATCGTACCGGATACGGTTTTGCATCCGAAACGAGACGATCAACTACTGGCTTTTACGAACATCATTGGAAGGATCATGTTTGAAATGATGCTCAACTCCGCCAGGAACCTATTAGGTGGTGGTGGGACGCATTTGAATATGTATGAGTTTGACCTGGTCGATGGGCCAGGCGAATGCGTGATCGAAGACGAATCAGAATTATTTTACGCAATTATTTGGTTAATCAGCTGGGTCAATTGAATGGCTGTATCCCACACACCGACACTGGCATTCACGATCAAAATGTCGGACGGATTATATGGGCTAACCAAACAGGAAAGGCTTTGGAATAAATATGCACGCGAGAGTTTGAAAGAGGGTTTGGAGGACCACCACAAAGAAGTGATCCCACTCCACTTTCGCCTCGGAGCGTCAAGCAAGTATGCCTACAAGCAACGGAAAGGACTAACACGAAAACTTAAACGGATCGTCTGGAAAAAACATCCCATGCTCGATCTCGTGAGATCGGGTGAAACATCCAAACAAATTATGGAGCGCCGTCAAATCAAGTTTGGTGGCGCCTTTGGATCAGGGAATCGCGCCGCAAAGGGTCTCACAGGTCGGTTGATCATGTGGGCCCCAAGTTATTTGAAACGAAGTTACCGCGGTGGTGGAATTGATTTTGACCAAATGGCGAGAGAGATCACGGCCATCTCTTCGAATGAAAAAGACCGTTTCATCGTCAACTACGGCCGTCGTTTGGCGTTCCGGATCAGGAGCTACCACGGGCATCTCCGAACAATTTACCGATCAACCAGAAGATAAAGGGACAAGACCATGAGCTTTTTTGATCGCCATTCATTATATCCCGCGCGTTTCGGCAACATTGTCCTGAAACAAATGTTCGACGTGGGGATGACAACGGAAAATTCCAAAACCCGTAAGATCGTCGCCGGCCGACTGGATCCCAGCGTGGTCATCACAGCGTTTGCGGATCCTATGGTAACTATCCGGACGAACGATTTCGACGGTGTCTTCGCCGGCGGCGGTGACGTCGTCAGTATTATCAACGGGTATGACGTCAATGTGCTGGGTGGTCCCCAGACCAACTCGACATTGATCCAATATCAGACGCGAGAAGACGGAGCTACCTTCAAGGCAGCGGGCAATCCCGACCATATCGTTTTGACAAATCAAAAAGGATTTTTGTTGCCACGTGATATTTCCGCGGAACAAGACAGCATCGAAGGCGCGTCCATCGGATTGGATTATTACGCATTGAGCGAGGACGGCTTCGTGAAGCCGTTGATTGAATCGAAAACCACGCTCACCAGTGTGCCTACGTTCAGCGGTATTTGGTATTTAGGCCCGGTAATTCTGGGAGCCAGCTTTACCGACCAATTGCTGGGAATACAGTCCGTCCGAGTCAACCCGGGCATCACGTACCAACCGAAGCGCGCCGAAGGCGAGCCGTTTGCCGAAGTTGGCTCCATTATTAGCCGGGAACCCGAAATCAAAATCACCACGTGTGACATCAAGTCTTGGGAATCGCTCTTAGGTGAATTGTTTGGGTTGGCACTCACTTCGACCATCCAAGTTCAGGTCTACTTCCAAAAAGGTATCCATGGAGGCCGGCGCGAAGATTACGACCAGGCCTTGCATTATCGAGTCACCGCGGTCACGGGTGACATCACACCGGATGAAATCCAAGTGACCCAATTGGAAGACAGTCGACTGGAAATCACGCTACGAGTCACCGAACAGATCGCCTTAACGGCGAACACCACAATTCCGTTGACTCCCTAATCAATCATCCCAAACACATTTCGTAATCACTAGCAAAAGGGAAAATCATGGCCAGCTTTACCGAAAAACTTAATTTGAATTGGAAAGATATTTCGGGCGATTCGCTGACCCGTGAGATCAGCCTGGTCGGGGACGGAATTGTTCAGCGATCGGTGGCCTTGGCGGATCCTGAAACGGATAAACAAGTCGCCCTGGTATTAGATGTCAGCACGATCAAAATGCTTTATATGGTCAGTGGAGTGGATCTCACGCTGAAAACGAACAGTAGTAGTGTGCCGGACGATACGATCAGCATGTTGGCCGGCGTACCGATTTTGTTCTATGCGGGCAGCGGATATTTAATTGGCGATCTTTTCACGGCGGACATCACAACTGATATTTTCCTCACGACGAGTGGCGGGGGTGTGAGTGCGTTTGAGTTACGCTGTGTTTTAGATTCCACACCGTAAGCTGGCGATTTGACCTTCCACCTGAACTAGTATTTCCTGGGAAATATCATGGCCGTCGACCTCACTGTCCTATTCACCAATCGGATTGGCCCGGGGGGCACCTTGCTCAACGTCGTCAACGAATTCCTCGGTGCAACGGGTACGCAATTGGCAACGGACATCGAGACGCGCTGGCAGACGCTTTTCGATGCCTTCGACGCCGAAGACCCCGACGGCCGCAGTTGGATTGAGGCGATGCTGGGGGCCTTGGAAACGTATCGTGGGACTGCGCCATCGTTTTTGGCCACCCTGGCGGATTCCCTATCCCAAACGCTCGTCGGGATGGTGCATTTGGACAACCGGCTGCCGGAAGCCACGATCGAGCTGGCCATGGCCGAGTTGATCGTCCAGCTCAATGCGTCGGCCGATACAGTCAATGCGAACGCTGTGGGTGTCACGGTGACGCCGGCGGCGGGCAATGACGGCGACGGGGTTACCGTCGTGAGCCTGTTGGATGGCGAAGGCAAAACCTTGGAATTCGTCTACGACGAAGATATCGAGGTTTCGGTGGTCAACGCGGACACGTCCGGATCCGAAGAATTGGAAGCCGCGAGTGAGGAAGAGATCGGTGACAAACTCAGTTTTGAGTGGCCCGAGGGCAGCGGTGCAACTCAGTCGTACACGGCCGTCGATGCGGCCGGCGGGGACAACCTGGCTCTCAACGGAGACTTCGAAGATTTTACCGTCGCGGACACCCCAGACAATTGGACGATCATCACGGGATCCGCCGGCACCGACATCCTCGAGACGGTCACGGCCTACAAGGGATCTAAGGGCCTCGAATTCAAGGATGACACCGCGGAACCCCACATTCGTCAATTGATCGCCGACCTTGAGTCTAAAACACCATTGGCGGTCAATGTCCTAGTCCGTGAACTCGCTGGGAACTTCCTGGCCGGCGATGAACTGATCATCGATCTGTTTGATGGGACGTCGATCATCCAGGACGAAGCGGGGAATGACAATTCACTCACAATTGATTTGCTGAATTTGGGAACCACCTACGTCAGCAAAACGGCCGTATTTCGGCTCCCCGAGCCAGTTCCCGCCTCGGTGTTTTTGCGGGTTCGTGGCAATGGGATCTTTGGCGGGGGCGATTCCGTTTTGATCGATCACCTGGCCATGGTCCCCATGGTGCAGCATTACGAGGGCGGGCCGTTCATCACATTCTTTTCAGGCGCCAACGATTGGTCCGAGGATGATCTTATCACGATTGTGCCCACGAATGATTACGCCGGCCTCGTGCAAACATTCTTCTGGCGAATTTTTGATATGGAAACGCTTGGTTTAATCTTACCCAGCAACGCGGCGGGGGGCGAAACAATCTTGGACAGCATTATTACTCTGTAGGAACTCATCATGTCAAATCCTGGCGGACATTTTCAAATCTACGTGCCCGGTAGATTTTCGTGTACCAAAGAAGAATCCAAAAAACTTGGTATCACCGAGTTAATGGAAGAAGGGACACAGACGCTCACAGAAACCCAACTGGGCCCGGACGGCAAATCTGGATATTTGTTGGGTTGGGAAATGAGGGGTGGAATGGAAGCCATAGCGCCGAACTACAACGCAGAAAAACAAACTTGGTTTCCAGCGCAGGCGGTGGAAGAAGAGGACCTTGCAGAAGGACGGTATTGGTACGGATTTTATAATGAACGTCCCGTTACTCCCGAAACCTTGCAGAAAGAAAAGACGTTTGCTTCCATGCCCGTAACAATGTGCGATGGGAACGAATGGCTTGTGCCCATTGCAGATTTTCTACCGCACACGTGGACGCGCAAAGGCAAAGTCATCAAGAAAGAGTTTGAAAATTACTCCAATTTGGCTCAAGAATATTTCGATAAGATTTCCACTTATGATCAAAAGGGAATCTCGTTTCAAGTTAAAGGTGGATTTGAGTTTTGTTGTTTGGGCCTGGCACTGAATTATCGAATTACCGAAGACATCGTCGAAGGTCTGAAATTGATCGACGACGACACGTTTTTGGCCTTTGCTATGGCATCCGTTGAATTGGATGTATTGCAGATCATTAATGATCAAAAAAAAACAGAAGAATCCGAACTCATCCCCGATGGATGAAATTCTTAATGTGGCTTCATAACAAAGCCCCCGATTATCAGCCGAACCGTATCGACCACGTATTGTTCGCACAGTGGCATGAAGAAAATCTTTCATCCGGATCAGGTTCCCTGTTACTTCCCACGGAAGGGGGCAGATAAATGAGAAATGACCCATGTCGAAAGTCGTATTTGAAGTTGAGGCGCGCCATGCCGGGGCTATTCAGAAATTCCTTCAATTTCAAAGAGTCGTTGAAGGTTCTGGAAAGACACTTGAACGCATGGGCAATCGGGGGGCTCGGGCCGGTCGCCGCATGACCGGACGAATGGCTGGTTTCGGCCGTTCCATCTTACAAACGACGATGCTCTTTACGGGATTTGGTGCCACCCTCGGTGCGATCGCCGCCACAGTGATGGTGATACGTCGCGAATATGATTTTATGAAAAGCCGGAAAATCGAATCCGGTGAATTCGCGTTGAGGGCGGACCCTGGACTGAGAAAGCTACGCGCTTCGTTCGGGGAATCAAAGCCTGGCGACAAGATCACCAACGTCGACGAATGGGTTGCTAAATTGAAAACGGATATTGTCGCCACGGGTCTGATTCCAGATCTCGGCAGGGCTGCGGAGATCTCGGCCGCTACCATTTCTGTCAGTGGTCAACAAATCTCCAAGGATAAGTTGTTTAAAAACATTGAAACAATGGCCAAAATCGCCGGTCCGAGTATGGAACTCGAGGCCGCAAGTGGTATGTCGGCCGCGATGACCATTCTCCAACAGCGTAAAGAAGACATCACGGCCCGAGGGGCAGCAGGCCGTGTGGTTCATTTATTAAAATCGATTCCCCAAAAAGACTTTCAAACCGCTGCAAAAAATGTATTGCCCGGTATCGGGTCGGCAATGACTGCCGGCCTCACGTTTGAACAGGCAGGGGCGGCGTTCACCGGCATCTCTCAAACCTCAGCGGACATCCAAGGCCGTCGAAGTGCGACGGCTCTGACCACATCAACTATCTGGGCCCGAGAAGCCCAAATGGAAATGGCAAAGCGCGACAAACGCATTCAGAATATGCAGTTCAGTGATTTTTACAACTCATTGTTTCAATTGACGGATGTTTATCAATTTAAGGATGACAAAAAGGTTCAGCGGTTAATGCAAGCAGGAAGAATTCGTTTCATGGGTGGCATGTATATGGGGGAACGTGAAGGCATTTCACCACGGGGAATTGAATCAGAAAAAAGGATGGCGGAGAGATTGTTGCCTGGTTTAAAAGAGGCAAGTTTCCAGCAGAAAACAAAAATGGGTACTCTCGGACTCGCAGACGTTCGACAGCAATTAGCCACTGAGGGTGCTCATCCGAGAGAACTTTACAAAGACTTTATAAAGCGAGGCGTCCCGACGGAAAAACAATATCAGGATATGACGGACAAATTGATCCTTGAAATCAATTCAACGAGCACCTCACAAGTCACACGGTTGGATGCGTTGTTACGGGGAACACAAGAATCCTTAAGAGCAGCTCGGACCGGGGAACAAGCCCAAGGCGTCCTGCTAAAACAACTGGAACCGTTGATCAAACAGATGAAGGGATTCGCAATTGAAGCCAAATATAAGACTTTTAAGGAAGCCATCACACCAGGCGAAAGTATTGAGGATGTTCGCAGACGGTTTAGAAAAGATTTCATTATGCCAGAAATCTTAGAACTCTCAAGGAAAAGAGATCGAAATCAGAATGTCAATCTAAGACGAAGACAAGATGACGAAAGAATTAGGAGAGAAGGTGGAAGGCGAAGGGCTACTCCTTATGATCCAGCTGAAACTTGGATTGGGCCAATGGGCCAACCACTGACGAAAGAGCAAGAATTGACTTTGCAAACCTTGTTGAAAATGCAGGAAGCCATGTTTCTACAAGATGAAATAAATAGAAAGCAAAGACTGGAAGTGAAAAAGAGACGCAAAGCCGCGGCAACAGAAGGATCTGCAATCGGTACTGAAACACCACTTGAGGAAAGGTTAAATCAATCATTGGATCGCAATTCCGAAGCAATTGAGATGCTTTCAGCAATTATGGGTAATCAAAAAATGAAAGTGGAGATTGATGATAAGGCAGGAACCGCTTTACATCAAACTACGACCTTGGTCACGCCGGCGGAAGAACACCTGGGAGATGGAATAATCGGATGATCATTTTTAATAATTTAACGATCCCTGGAATCCATGGGCCAATTTGGCCATCGCCTCCAGAATTCCAATCAGCCAAATTTAAGTTCTTTGGTTTGGATGGTGTCAGCGAAATCAATGGTGGGCGTGGAATGCGGAGAATCGATACTCAAATCTGGATTCATAATAATTTTGCTTCCTTCAAGGCATTGGTATCGTTTCTAGAATTTTTAGATACGCGAGTCGGTGAACACGGTAATTTGAAAATTACTTCCGGCGGAGAAGGCGGCGTTCCAAGGACTTACCCGCATTGCACGTTTCTAGGATTCGATCCAGATCGAAGTTTAGGACCACTTCCGGACGTCGTCGGCCAATTAGATCCAGGACCTTCATTAACTTTTTGGCAAGCTGGCACTTTGATTTGGAATCAATTGAGAATCAAAGGCGGAAGTCTCCCCTTCTGAATTAGGTGATCTATGTCAAACCAACGACCAGGGATCGATCTGAAGGTCTTTGTCGATGGCAAAGTCAACCGATCATTTCAAGTACTTGAAATTGAGGAATCTCTTGGTTCTGGCCGCATGAATTATGCGCGTCTTCGTTACGATTTGGGAAACACTCAGGTCGAAAGAGGCCGCAGAAAAGCCGAGTATATTCTTGATCATCAGTTCATTGATGCCCCTGAACCAGGTGGTACGACCAAACTCAATGGTGCCGAGGTCGAAATTGTGGGAACCGTGAAAGGTTTCAACAAGGTTTATCATTATGGTCACATCGGAATTCAATCATTGAATATCTCAGGCGACGAATCTTTTATCCTCACAAGTCGCATCAAAAACTCAGATTTTGGGATTCCAATTGAGGGCCAGCGTGTCGTCGACACTTTAACTTTCAAGACCACCTGGCGTCATCTTTTACAAGGAACTCGGCCCGTATTGTTGGATCGTCCGATCATCTTCAATCCGGAACATACTGACGGAACGATTCGGGGAAACAAACGCAAAAAAAGAAATGAACTCGTTTTTATTCATCCCACATCAGTTGAAACCGAGGGAGCAAAACTGCACCAAAAAATTGGAACCGCTCCGAGTAGAGCGAGACTACTTGCTGGATTCTCTGATTTCATTAAAGCAGATCTATTTGAAATCGACATTGTAGAGAATTGGACCCTTCCGGAAGCTGTTAAGTATTTGATGGAAGAAATGAACGGTTTCAAAACTTGGATACGAGAATTCAGGTCAATACCCCGTATCAACAATCCTTCTTTGAAGCAACTTAGTGAAATTTTACCCACGGATCGTGGACTTGTGAAAAATCATCTGATTAGGACGGGCGCTTATCTTCCCGAGGCTTTAGATCAAATACTCAATCCCTATGGATTCACTTGGAAGGTCAATCTACTCAATCGGGGAATTCGAATTATTCAGATTGTCAAACAAGGAAGTGGCGACAAGATTAAAGTTCATTTAGATCGTCCCAAAACAGTGAACCATCAGAAAACGGAAGCCTATAAGACTGATTTGCATTACGACGTAGATAGAATTTACAACCAGGTACGTTTAAAAGGTGGTTTTACCCGAGTCGAAGCCACCTTCGAATTGACACGTGCATGGCCGGAGAGCCAGGACGATCTCGAGGACAGCGAACAATTCGACAAGACCGACAAAGATTTCCCGGAGTGGGATAAAAATCCAGATTTCCATCGAGCCTGGAGAGATTGGGTTTTGAATGAAGCGGGCGATTACTCGCGATCCAAAGCCTTTGATCTCACCAAATTATTTCGCCAGGCGTTCGGTGCAACCCACCCACCTGTCGTCAGACGACGACGACGATTTCTTCCTATGTTGACGGTGGGTCAAGACGGTGAACCTTACGGCAACGTCCAGGGCATCTATATCGAATATTTTGATAAGGATGGTTTGAAACAACGTCTTCCTTTAAGGCAAGGCGAAGCAAATTTCACCGTGAAAATATTGAAAAACGAATGTGGAATTTCATTCACAGGCACCGAAATTCCTTACGACATTTACAAAAATGGTGATGACGCGAAGGTCTTTGTCACGGCAGTTATTGAAAGCGACACTAGAATCGAGGCCATCGCAAAAAGACCATCGACCAGTTCAGCCAGAGATCGGATCGAATTGATCTTTAATAAACCACTGAGCTATCACAGGCATCTTCGACTTCCGGTTGGTGAGAATCGATCTATTTTCTCATCGGTTGTTTCAGTCGGTGATCCTGATTCTTTGGAAGGATCTTTCCCGGTACAACTATCGGCCAAAGAATCGGATGGTCGATTTGCAATGTTAAGAGTTGCCCAAACGATTCGCGATTCACTGGATCAAGCAGAATGTAGCGGAACGTTTTCAGTTGACGGAATCGATCGATTGAAATATGAGCCCGGTGTCGTCGTCACCGAAATATCCGGACGAAATATAAAACTGCCTACGAATACTGAAACAAGTAAACAACAATTCCCGCAAGTCATCGCAGTCAAGTATTTTCCGCAAACCCAAATGACCACAATCATCCTCAAGACATTCCGAACCACGGAATCGCGTCTTGGTGAGATCTTGCTCCAAAAGAGAACTGCCACATGAGTCGAGTGAGATCAGATTGGGAGGGTTTGCCTGCTTACGCAGAGATCCGGAGATTTGAATTGACCTCCGACATGGTCGCCGGCAAAGCCACGGCCAAGATGTTGTTCTATATTAGTGATTCCGACGACTATCAAAAAGAAGATCGGATCATTCGTGACGTTTTTTCGATCGATCCAAATTTCATTCCAAAGTCTGGTACGAAAGTCTTTGCAAAGAAATGGTCTGACAGTGGACGTTGGGAAATCCTATCGCTTACCGATGAAGATGATCCATGCCTGCTTTGGTGTTTTGTACCTGGCACAAGCGTGCCAGGCGATGACGCGATCGATTCAGTCCAGGGCCTTAAAGCCTTGGACATTGGACTAGTGGGTCGCTTCGCGGGGCCTAAATATGATTTTAGTGCCTACAATAACACCTATTTCAACACGACATATAGAAATTTGGGACTCCACTTCGATGAGGATTTTACTTTCACATGTACTGTCAATCCAGACATTTTGGGAGTGGATCGAAACTTCATTTTCTCAACCAATGCGTTGGAACTCTATATCACCGGATCCGGTGACACGAATCCAACAAAGTTCGAAGTGGGTTGGACTGATTCAGATCCAACAAGTTTCAAAACGACGGATTTGACGACTGTCGTAAATGTCGGTCAGACCTACAAAATCTCTGTTCGATGGAATTTTGTTGATAAAGCAATAGAACTACGAGTCGACGGAAATTCAAGTTTCGGATCCACCGCAGATCCACTTTTGGACTCGACGCAAGATAATGTCGCATTCGGCCGATCGATCGATTACACCGACGATGAACTAGATGGCCAGGTCGAATATTTCAAGTGGTATTGTTCTTTATTAACGGATGAGCAAGTCGACGCGGAAACCTCTAGCTGCGGTTGTTGTGCAGAGGGTGGGAGTGACGGTGGAACGGGCGGATCATCGGCAGCAAAGGAACAACGAAGTGAGTTGTACTCGTTATCCCGGGGTAACTAAGGCAAATATCGTAACGATTTGCCAAGGACGTCTCGAACAACTGAAAATCACATTACCCTCGATGCTCAATCAAGCATGTTGTGAGGCGGTGATCGTTGTTGCCTACGGCGACAAGGAAACGGCACGGTGGTGCGAATCCTTGGATCTTTCAAATCTCATCACGATTGAAGTCTTGGACAAAATTGAAATGTTCAATCTCTCAAGAGCCAGAAACATTGGCGGAATTGCGGCATTTGAACCGGCCATTGCATTTGTCGATTGCGACGTCCAACTTGGCGAAAATTGGCTTATGCACTGTTTGGGTAAACTTGACGGCGGCCGTTTTGGGATCGTGGTGCCCGACCGGATGCAAGAGGGCATTGCTGGAACCATTGTCACATTCGAAAGAATTTTTTATCCAAGCCGTGGTTACGATGAAGCCTTGAAAGGCTATGGAATTGAAGACGTTGATTTTATGAATCGATGTAGAACTCTCAAACCGGGTTCGAAGTATGACCATCGACTGATTGCTCATTTGGAGCATGGACAAGAATTGCGGACAGCGAACTATCCAGAGAAAGACGTCAAAGCATCCAAAAACGCCCAAAAGGAATATTTGAAAAACCGCGTTCATGTAAATCCAAAACATTTTGGTAAAGCAGTCACAATTCACCATGAAGGCTCGCTCGAGCAACTTCCGGAAGTCCAATGGATTGAACCTCCACCTATAAAGCAAAGGATCGACGGTCCAGCTTTAAGGCGGGAGGCAAAATATGCCATTCAATGATTTCAACGAATCCGGAAAAGACTTTGCCGCAGATACGTCGATCCGAACGGTGATTCTGGGATCCAACCAGAACATTCTTGTCCAGGGTTTGAAGATCACCAATGTGACGAGCAATGTGGAAACCGTTCGATTGTTTTATGACCCTACCGGAACCACGGCGGACGAAACGACTGCTTTGCTTTGGGATACCCCGATTGAGCCTGGGATTGTTTTCGACATGGATTTCGGTGGCGTAGGCCTGCCATTTATTGGCGGTGGATCATTGAAAATTCAAGCCAGTACAGGCAACGCAATCAACATTATGACGTGGGCTCGAACCACTGATTATTTGGCGGGTATCAACTTCAAAACGCTAGGTCAAATAAGAAATGGAACTACTTCGCCCATAAATGTCTATACCATGGGTGACCTGGGTATTGAACACACAGCAATCAAAGCAATCGTTGCGTGCAACGTAACGTCATTAAAACGTAGATATTCTTTTTATGTCGACGGTGTGGGGAGCACGTTTAATAACACGACAAAAGTTTTCCACGAATTACATTTGGGCGGGAACTCGACGGACATTTGGATTGAGCCAGGTGAAGGGATTCTTTTAGATGACAAGCTAGCTTCCGCTGCATTTCAATCGGATCTCGGAAATGCAATCAACTACACGTTGCTGGGAATCGAACACCAAGCATAAGGGGTGAAAAATGGCAGGGGTAGACGCCTACGCTGGCGCGAACAGTCGCGTTGATTTTTCAATGCGCAGACAAACTTTTCCGCCACAAAAAGCCTCGGGCATTGATCACGCGATCGACCATGAGGGTGGCGGTGCCCAAGAGTTGGATGGTGATCATCTCGACATTGATTTCAATCCTTCAGATTACACTCCAGATGCTTCCATTTCCGAAGCGGACAATATCGATCACCTTGCGGCACACTTGAAGGGAATCTCTGACAAGCTGGGTTCGCTCGTAACTGGCTTGTCTTGGAAACAAGCAGTCCGAGTTGGGACAACCGCCAATATCGATTTGTCCTCTGCCCCGATTGGTATAGACACCATCGGACTATCGAGTGGGGATCGCGTCCTTGTTAAAGATCAAAGTGTTCCCGAAGATAACGGAATCTATGACTATAACGGGTCTGGTTCGCCTATGACCCGTTCCAGCGATGCAGACATAGCTGCCGAACTAATAGGGGCCACCCTTTTCGTCACCGAGGGTGCTGTAAATGCAGACAAAGGATTTCATCAAACCATCGAACCTATCACCTTGGGTGTCACGGGCCTGGTCTGGGAACAATTCGCATCGGCACCACTTCTCCATGCTTCAACCCATGAAAATGGCGGCGTTGACGAAATCAACGTGGCTGGCCTCTCAGGGTTGCTGGCAGACGATCAGAACCCGGTGAACCACGCGACCGACCACCAAAACGGTGGCGGGGACGAAATAAATGTGGCCGGCCTCTCCGGCTTGCTTGCCGACGATCAGAATCCAGTCAACCATGCAACTGACCACCAGAACGGTGGCGGCGATGAAATCAACGTGGCTGGCCTCTCAGGGCTCTTAGCGGACGATCAAAACCCAGTGAACCATGCAACCGACCATCAAAATGGTGGCGGCGACGAAATCAACGTAGGCGGACTCTCCGGACTTCTGGCAGACGCCCAAAATCCTTTGAGCCACGCAATTACGCATGAGCAAAGTGGATTAGATAAAATAGATGGTGACAAATTAGAAATTGATTTCAGTCCCGCAAACTACACCCAAGATTCTTCGATTGGTGAGGCAGACAACGACCAAGATCTTTCAGCACATTTGAAAGGGATCAGCGACGAACTAGGGACACTCAAAACCGGTCTCGCTTGGAAAGATTCCGCCCGAGTTGCCACGATATCGGATATTAGTTTGGGTTCTGCACCGGTGACTATAGATGGGATTTCAGTGTTCAGCGGCGAACGTGTATTAGTCAAAAATCAAATTGCGGCTGGGGACAACGGAATTTACGACTTTAATGGGTCCGGTTCCTCGATGACTCGATCGTCCGATGCCGACACTGCTGCAAAATTAGTCGGGGCAACTTTATTCATAACTGAGGGAAGCACGAACGCAGACTTAGGTTTTCATCAAACTGTCGAACCGATCTCTTTGGGCGCGACTGCACTTGTCTTTTCGCAATTTGCATCAGCACCGATCCAACACGGATCAACGCATGAAGATGGCGGCAATGACGAAATCAACGTCGACGGTTTGTCTGGACTCCTAGCGGACGATCAAAACCCGGTTAATCACGGAATTGACCATGAAAACGGTGGAGGCGACGAAATCAACGTCGGGGGTCTGTCCGGACTCCTGGCAGACGCACAAACTCCATTGAGTCATTCGTCGACCCATATAAAAGACGGATCGGATGAATTAGACGCCGACCAGGTTGACATAGATTTTTTCCCAAATGGGTATACCCCTGATCCTTCAATTCCGCAAGCCACGTCATCGAACCATTTGGCGGCACACTTGAATGGTATTGCAACTAGACTTAGAGAAATTTCTCAGGAATTAAGTTGGAAAGATGCGGCGCGTGTTGCCTCCACTGCGAATGTCAACCTGGCGTCGGCACCCGTATCGATCGATGGAATTGCGCTGAATCAAGGCGATCGTGTATTAGTCAAAAATCAAACCCTCCCAAAAGAAAACGGAATTTATGATTGGCAAGAGGATGGATTTGCCATGGCCCGAACGCTCGATGCTGATTCGGCGTTAAAGCTATTAGGGGCAACGATCTTAGTTCGTGAAGGAACTGTCAACAAGGACGTGACTTATAAATTATTAACCGACAATGTGACTTTGGACACGACGGCGTTGACATGGATTTCGGATATTTCGGAATTAAGTTGGAAAGATGCGGCGCGTGTTGGCACTACAGCAAATATCAATTTAGCCTCGGCACCTACGTCGATCGACGGTATCACGCTGAGTGTCGGTGATCGCGTACTGGTTAAAGACCAAACGGCAGGCGAAGACAACGGAATTTATGATTATCAAGGGGCAACGTCGACAATGACCCGGTCAGCCGATGCCGATTTGGCTACGGAGTTAGAAGGGGCAGCAATCTTCATTCGTGAAGGAACGGTCAATGAAGACATCGCTTTTTTCCTAGTGACTGACAGTATAGTTTTGGACACGACGGCCTTAGTCTGGATCCAATTTTCAAGTAAACCCGTAGTCCGTTTATTAGGCCTTGAATGGAGGGCCGATTCAACTGGTCCGTCCAAAGTGACTACCGGCAAAATAGAGGCCTTTGAATTACCTGATGGCGGTTCGAAGGGAGTCGAGACAAGTTTTGTTATTCCCGACGGAAATAAGCTAATCGCGAATCCAATGATCCACGTGAGCATTGTGGTGTTTTCAGCCGGAAGCGGTAACAATGACGTGGATTTTGACGTGGGTGCAAAGTACATTGCCGTAGGCGATTTGACAACAAAAACAGACGACGAAACAATTAGTTTTGCTGTACCCATGATAAATACGGTCAACGAAATGAAACACATGACTTTTGAACTGGACCGCAGCTTAATCGGTGATGATGATCACATTTCACTTAATCAGGTGCGAGATGGTTCGGTCGATGCGTTTGACGGATCGATTGCTTTGCTTGTCGACAGTCATGTAATGCTCACTTACAGCGACTAAAAATGACGAAATGTTTTGAATTTCGAATGGCTGAAATTGGCGATGAAGGAATGTCTAATATTTCCCAGGAAATGGCGGCACAGTGAAACCCGTCCACCAGACACTCTTTGGATCCGAAGGCAATTGCCTGATCACGTGCTTTGCTTGCATCCTGGAAGTGTCCCTCGAGTCGACGCCCACGATCTACTGTGATTACAAACGGTGGCCCGAAAGCGAACACCGCTTACGGGAATGGCTGGGTCAATATGGTTTGGATTATTTGATGATCGACGTCTGCCGTTCTCCTGGCGACATCACCTGGCCCAAGGGTTATCATATTCTGGGAGGGCCAGGTCCCCGGGGTTGTGGCCATGCCGTGGTGGGTTTCAACGGTATGATGGTGCACGATCCGCATCCCAGCGGAGAGGGGCTTTTGAAAATCGAAGATTACACGTTTATCATTGCTAAAATGCTCGGACCGACGGCCCCAACCGAATCGAATGAATTGTGCGAAAAGCAATGTCACAAATGCCAAAGAGTTTCTGAATGTCACAGGGAAGCCATCAAATGTTTCTGTGGGGGCATTTTGAGTAAAACGTAATTTTCTGGTGAGGCATGTCTGGAATATGACGATTCGTATGACTTGCGAAGTTTGTGAATTCCTTGCGCGGCTCGGAGCGGAACTTCCATGCGATCGATGTATGTCCATTTTGGGCAGGTTGAAACCGATTGACCTTCCGCCCAGACTTATGATTATGACGAACCCAGACGGGCGCAAGCGACCACCGCAATTCGATCCCCCGCAGGCCACGATTCCTTTTCCAGATCCGAGACCTGATCTACCGCCGGCCGCATAGAAGGGAAAATCCCCCGTGACAAATGAAGAAATTGAAAACCACCTAGAGGAGGCTTTTGAAAAGTTGACCTTGTTGGTTAGTTTTATGGGTGTTGTTGTCGATGGTGTTCGCGATCTTCAAAAAAGGGTCAAAACTTTAGAATCTTTTCATTCAGAAAATTCACGTCCAGTAGAGAATCCAATTTCCTCGACTACCTCGGATCCATTGCAGCTGGAAATGAAACAGATCATGTGTGACCTCAGTGGAGCATCCGATCCCCCGCCGGCCGAAAAAACACCAAATCAATACCCCAACATGTTAGATCAAAACTGGCAAAATCCCCGACAAGCCTAAAGGAAAATCCCCCGTGGAATTATTGACATATTTACTTGCAATTTCCATTTGCTTGAATTTGCTCCAATGGTTCATCAAGACTATTCGGGTAAGACGTCTCAAAAAAGAGGGTGATCGTTTAAGGAGTATTCGAGCTAAATTTACTCCTGTACAATCTGAAAACATCAAAAAGGCAAGGGAAATTATAAATCGAATTAAACAAGAAAGTATCACTGATCCACGTGGTTTTTATAAATGCGATTTTTGCGACCAAATCGTTAGTTTCGATGCGGTAACAGAAGAATATGAAAAATGTGTCAAATGTGGTAATGGTGTTATGCATCATTACGAATCTGGTCTTCCGCCGGCCGCTGATCCAAGGCCAATGTGGGTTGTATGCGATCGCTGCGGTATCCGGTGGAGTAGGGATTTCGAAGACAAGCCATGTAAGGGCTGTGGCGCTCACTTACGTGAACTCAGAGAAGATGATTGAAAGGAAAATCCCCCGAGGAAACAAATGAATAACTTTAAACATGAATGGTCACGTGGGCTTGCATTTCCTGATGCCAGGAGCATGGCCGAATATTTCTACGCTTGTGGTGCTGGAGATATTCAGCGAAAGCTGGATGAAATAAAGCCCCTTGCTAATTGCAGTAAAAGGGTTCAGCGCGCTGCCATGGAAGCATCCAATGAAATTCGGAAGGCTCTAGATAAATTATTTAAAGACACTTCACCAGCTACCCCAGATCTGCCGCCGGCCGCAGGTCCGAATGAAACGGTAATCGTTTATTCACACGTTTCCAAATGTGCTAATTGTGGTCAAGTGACTAGTGGCCACGATGCACGTTGTCGTCTGTGTGACAAACCAATGGTCAATGGATTCTGGCAACCTGACGAAGATGAATAGGAAGGAAAATCCCCCGCCATGAATGAAGAAGAAACTATACGATTCAAAACTCTAGAATTACGAATCGACGAGTTGCATTCCTCGGTTCTGTTTCTCAAAGGATTTGCGAGAGGAATCTCGGATCGGATGGATCGACTGGATGCCGGCATGACCATCGAAAATGACTGCGCCTTGGGCGTTGCCTCGGACCCAGCCGTGAAGCTGCCAGTCACACCCGACGGAGTCGAATATGTGGCGCCTGGCAGAAATGACATTTTGAAAGGTGGTTATTGGTGCTACGTCTGTGGTACACCTTCCGAATTGGGTGGACGATGTTGTGAAACAATCATGCGAAAAATTGGGCAGAATGGATAAGGAAGGAAAATCCCCCATGGATCCTATAGAAATTTTAAAGGCGTTCGATAGGCTTTCTCAGCAAGTGCTCAAGTTGATCGACGTCGTCAAGGCTCTCGAGAGGCGTGCCCAAGCAAGCGGACTTAAATTCGAGGCCCTTCGTCAAAGTATGGAGGCGCTGAATCTTCCGACGATCCCGGATCCCCCGCCGGCCGCGGATCCACCTAGGCCAAACAGTGACTTTGCTTGTGCTGTTTGTTTTTCCCCTTCAGTGCGTATTTTAGTTGGTAAACGGTGCCCACGATGTGAGAAAGGGATTGTTGTAAAACACAATCTCCCGCCGATACCGGACCCCGAGGATCTTCCATATTAGGCAAACTGGTTAACTTAGTGACGTCTACAGGATCCGATATACTGTGGACCAGGGACCGTGGGCGCTGCCTGGGCATAAACCAATTGGACTAGTTTTCGGGATTTTGTCACCCAATTAGTCCAGTCATTTTGGAGGGTGGTTATGATTTACCGATGTCCAGTTTGCAACTCAGAGACAGTAGCCATTGGAGGCAGGACGATCACTTGCCTTTATGGTGATTGTAAAGATGCAGAATGTGTACCTCTGCCACCCGGTGAAGGATCAGACCACTCAAAGAGCTGGGATCAACTTTATGAAGGAGACGAACTGAGTGACTACGCTGAATCCATACTTGCGATGGGCGAGGAAGAAGAGGACCATTCAGGAACTATCTAGGCTGAATTATACAACGGGGGGTTTGCATATATGTAGCGCGAGGGTTTGAAGATGGAACCGATTAAAATTGTGTATGAACACATTGAGCTTTCTTTAACGGACAAATGTGATCCGGAGCAAGCTCTTGGCCCAAGTATGGTCGAAGCAAAATTGGCTTTTCGAACAGATTCCGACTCACAGGCATTTATTAAATTGGCTTTGGAGGCACAAGACGTTACCAACTTGATAAATTGGCTGGGAGCTTGGAGCTACGAAAATAACCGATGAAACGATTCTGGATCTACTTCTTTTTCGTGTTCACGGCGGGTATCATTTTCCACGTCGTCGCGTGGGGAGCGATTTGGTGGTTGATTCTTCACTTTTGAAAGGAAGTCTGATGAGAGAATTGCTAACCGCGCTGGTAAACAATTATTCCAGCAGAGCGGAAATGGCGGAGTTGCTGTTCGATTTAACCAGTAAAATTACCGAGGAAGAGATTTATCAAGTCGGTTTCATTTTGCGAGGTTGGTGTGACGCTTTTCAAGTCATGGACGGACACATATCTGCCCAACGTGTCATGGATCTACGATCCGATTGGGTTCAACACCTGAGAGAGCCATCGGCTTCGGCCGAAAGTTCCTGAAAATCGAACAGGTAGCCCCGTGCCTATACGCGGAATTGGTGGTGTCCCTTTCGATAATTCTGTGCATAAAATGCATTCATTTGTGTGTTTTTCTTTATAAGTCCCCAATATCAAAGGGTTTGGGACTATCAGATAAACTGATATACTGCGCGGCACAGGGAGTGTCACGTTCGTCCAAGGAAGGGCCAGGCCGGATCAGAGCTTTACTTGCGCTTTAAGCGCAAGTCGCGTCTGGCATCTCTCTGGTCCGGTCTTTTTTTCACATTGCCGCAAAGAACTTTGCGCTTTTGCGCAAAATAGAAGGCATGGCTTGACAGGGTAAGCACCAACCCGTATCTTCCTGCCCTGCTGATCACTGGCGCCCACGGACGCCATTCGCCTTTGGAGTCTGATTCGTAATTTCGCCGATCGTAGGCGAATCCCACTGGCCACTCATTTTTGGATCTCCTGGAAGGGACTCCGAAAACGGTCGGCCGTCGCGTTGTTGTGCTCAGACTCCAACAACCGGCGGCTGACCTATTTTTTGAAGGATAAGTATGGCTACGAAAATCCCATGTTTATTTGTTGATGATGAATCTGGAGAGCCATGGCAATTGATAGCCAAACTGGATGAGAAGATTTTATGTAAAGCCAATTCAATGGCTTACGTTGAAGTCATTTTGGATGGACTTCGAGATGCAAAGTCGGGACGAACCTTTTGCCTTCATTTTAAGCGATTGGATATGACACAATCGGAAATCGACGTATTACCTGATTTATAATTTGGAGGATGGTTATGGACGAATTTGGCCGCAAAGTTTTAAATTTTTGGATCTGTCCTTCAACAGATAGACGGATAGCAGAATTAAATCTTGAGTGTGGTCATAAGCAGATTGCTTTTTTGAAACAAAATACAAATATGGGACCAATTATCCCCGAGGTTTTTCATTGTGATTGGTGCCAGTTTAAAGAGGAATTGAGAGCTGAATTTTGTTCAGATGGGACCCCGTCAGATAGGGAGCAAGGCAAATGAGAGCCCTCACTGTTTCACAACCGTTCGCATCAATGATTGCGGACGGTGAAAAGTGGGTTGAAAATCGAAAATGGTGTTCATTCCTTCGAGGACCTCTCGCTATCCATGCAGGTAAAGGCACTCAGTATTTATCCAAGAAAGAGCTTTTAGAATATCCATCCGGTATTCTTGCGGTTGTTAATCTCGTTGAATGTGTTTTTTTAAATAGCATCAGAGATTTGAATCATACGTATGATTTGAACAACACAGGACTGACAATCGGAGAAATTCTAAAACACAAACATACTGAAGGACCTTGGTGCTGGATCCTTAATGAAGTTTTTAAACTTGATGAACCTATTAAATGCTCGGGTGCGCTAGGTTTGTGGGATTGGGAAATTCCTGAGAATCTTCGAAAGGGTCTGGAGGTATCTTATGATCGTAGAAAGCTGTGAACATTTTAAAGAAAATGTGCCGGGCTATGATGGCTGGTGTCTCGAATGTATTTCAAACTTGATTAAAAATCACGAGGAACGCAAAACTTTCGATTATGGACAAGTCAATGATCTACAAAAAGAACGCGATCAGGTCATTCATCACCAGATGGAAATGGTTCAGGAAATCGCTACCAAAAACAAAGTCATCGATATTCTCAAAGAGAATTATCGTAATTTACTAGAGAGAATTCAAATGGTAAGCGGATCGGCCCGTGTCACGTGAAACGATTCGAAAAGTGAAGTCCTATGAGACCCAGCGGGATGCCTCTTGGTTTCATTTGGTCAAACTGGATTGTGGCCATTGCCTGGGTGTCATCCACGATGGATTGATCGGTTGTAAATTTTTTCATTGCTGCTACTGCGAGTACAAAAAGCAAATTGATGAACAACTTTCCAAATCATTTCTTTGGCAACATTGGGATTTCGTTACGCGAACAGTCGTTTCCTACAAGATGCACGCGAAGGTTAAAGATTTTGTGATGATGGAACTCACCTGTGGCCACCAGGTGGCAAAACGGAAAATGAAAGAATCCGAGATCCCTGAGCGGATGCACTGTGGCTTTTGTGCTTACGATAATTTGTTGAAAGAAGATCTTGAGAAGACTTCCTGGTTGAGCTGGAAAAAGTATGAAAAATAAGAGACCCAAACATGCCCCTCCCACGCCAAGAAACGTCGGACTGTCTCTCCCTTTACAGCCCGGATCTTTCCGATCCGACGATTCCCTCAACGACCGACAGCTTAAACGAATTCTTCGAGAACTACGCGATGCCCATTGTCTACCGGCCGGCGGGAAAGACCCCTGGCTACCTGACGAGCCTAAACTATTGGGCCAGGGCAACAGGGGATCCACCACTTTGTCAGATCGATCAGTTTATGATGGCCAAATTTGTCTCCTATCTACGGGAGAGTTGTCCCAGAATCAAATCTTCCAACACCGTTCGAAAGCATTGCCGGCAATTGGCCTCACTCTTAAAATTGGCCGGCCCATGCTCCGCGTCGAATCCCCAAGGCATTGGGCTCTTATCTCAAATTCCGTTTTTCCCGACCCCCTCGCCCTGTCACAAGCCGCCCGTGGACAATTTCACAGTGGCCGAGATCTCGGACATGGTGTCCGCGGCGCGACTCATGGATGGGCCTGCGAGCTGGGTGGGGCAACGATACACCCCGAGGGTGTTCTGGGAATCGTTGTTGTTACTGGCCTACAACACGGGCCTACGCATCGGTTCCCTGATGGCCATGGAATGGGGCTGGATCAGCTTCGCGCGGCGATCGAGCGGTGCTTGGGGGACCATCCGGGTTCCCGCTGGAAGTTACAAAGGCGGTGCCGGCCGGGCTTTTCCATTGAACCAGCCAGCCTACGACGTGCTATTGGGATTGCAAACGAAATGCGATCCGAGTCTCACGGAATTAGTCTTTCCCTGGCTGCGCAATGGGAGGCCCTGTTGGCCCGGCTCAAAGCGTTTGCTGTACATCCATTTCAAGACCTTGCTTGGCCTGGCGTCGATCCCTGCCGATCGGTGGTTCGGCTTTCACGGTATTCGCAAATGCTTCGTCTCGGAAATGGCGGCGATCAATCCACTCGCGGCCCAGCTGGGGGCTGGCCATTCGACCATGAAAACCACCGTCGATCACTACGTGAATCCGGACATCATTTCAGGGGCAGCCAAGCAGCTTCCCCAACCCAAACGCTCGGATTCGGGCCAATTGTATTTTTCATTTTAGCCGACCGCGGTCGTGGGTTCCTTTGTACAAGAGGAAGATCACCCTTTCGAAATGTGTGTTGGACCCACGGCCGTTTTTACTTTTACGGATTTTAGGATTGTTTCACGTGAAACAGTTGGAAGGAAGTTTTGGAATGTTTCACGTGAAACAGTGAAAAGTGCTGGCAAAACTTTGATGAGGATTCGGAATGTTTCACGTGAAACAGTCTGGAGTGCTGGCAAACTTTTGACCGTGAGGCAAATTGTTTCACGTGAAACAATTAGAAGGAACCTGATGATTTTGATTAGGTAGCGCCGGAATCTCTATGGACTGACTTTCTCAGAGGGACCTGACCGGCGCTGCCGTTATTTTAAGGGGAAATCGAATGCACCAATGCAAAAGCTGTAGAGCTGATATTCTTTGGATTCCGATGCTGTCGGGGAAATCCATGCCTGTTGACGCAAATCTCATCACACTCATTACCGCTGATGGTGCCACGGTTAGTGGTTACATGTCACATTTTGCGACCTGTCCAAACGCGGACCAGCACCGAAAGGCTAAGGTGGCTAGTGAATCTGCATGAAATCGTTTTAGATTATTTGGAGAAAAACGGATTCGACGGCTTGTCCTCGGATGAATCTGATTGTGCTTGTCACTTAGGTGATTTGATGTATTGCGGCGGACCAGGTCCCGATTGTGAACCAGGTTATCGACACGATCCTGTCCGCTGTCAGATCGTGGGATGCGAGATTTGTGACATATTTCCTTGTTCTGATTTCATAATTTCGCCTTCGAAAGTGGATCGCAATTGGCCCGTTGAAAGGAAATCATGTCCTTCAAGCCCCCAGGGATGACCGACTCGGAAGCGTCTGAATTGGTCAGCAGTCTGGATTTAAAAAATCCTGAGATCCCTTATTACCTTTTGACCAAAAAGTGGAATGACATGACCCAGAAGGAAAAGGATTTTTTAATGAATTACGGATTGGAACCTAAAACGTAGCTGAAAGGATTCAGACTGTGGCAGCGGTTCAAAAATCATTGGTTTCGCCCAACGCGCACCCCATTTCGACCTGGGGCAGCTTGCATCCTGTCGAGATACTCCATTGGCCCAAAATCTCCGATCAGGCCAAATTTATCTATTGTTGGATGCGAGCCCAAATTGGGGCCAGGTCCGGATCGATCGCGGTGACCTTTCGTGAGATCGCCGGCGTTCTCGACAAGACAGAAAGTCGGGCGCGATGTTGGATCCGCCAGCTCATCGAGGCGGGCCTGATCGAGCGCCGAGATTGCAAACGTGGGCACGGGGGAGGCCTCGATTTGTTTGTGATCGACTACATCCGGGTTAGGGATCTGAGACGTTTGGACGATCCCAACGCGGACCAACCCCAGCTCTTTGAAACCGTCGCATGCGCGCCTGAACCGTCGGATCCGATAGCGCTTGCGATAGCGCATCCGACGGTTTGCGAAAGTGAAGAAAGTGTTGATACAAATAATATTCTTCCAGCCGGCCAGAACGAAATCACAAAATTATCACCGCCCGAAAAAACTGGCGCGCCGTTTGCAAACATGTCTAACATTGAAAGAGAGTGTATCAATAGACATGGTACATTGAACAGTAAGGTAACATGTCATGTAGGATCCAAACCGTCGCTTCCGCAATCGCATCCGACGGTTTCCAATCGGGCAGAACGCCAGGCGCTCGATGACATCGATCGACGGATCAGGCAAACGCGAGCCGAAGAGTCACCCGAACTCACTCCATTGTCGAATGTGCTGGCACGGTCTATCGATCGCTTTTCGGATCGTTCCAAATACGATTCGATCAAGTGTCAGATCATCCACCAGATCGACCAGGCCGTGATCGATCCGGAGCTGCATCATTCGATCAAAGGCCGAGTGGCGGATGCGATGCTGGCCGGCCAGATGACCGATGCCCAATTTCGAAAAATCTTGACCCAAGTGGCGCGGGATCATCGGGACGGCAAAATCAAGAATTCACCCGGGAGTTTGTTTTTATTTTTGGTGCGACGTATTGTGCCAGCACTTCGAAAAAAGAAAGGATCTAAACCATGACCACCGAAACCCTAGAGAAACCTCAGAAGATTGTAAAACTTACAAAGGCCGAAGCCGGCGCATCCGCCTGGTCGATCGATAAGCTGGTACCCGGAAAGGGCAATCCCCGAACCGAATTTGATAAAGTCACGCTAGACGAATTGTCTGACTCACTAATAAAGCATGGGATGATCCAGGCGATCCTCTGCCGGCCGTCCAAGAAAAAGGGGTTCCTTGAGATCGTCGCCGGCGAACGCCGCTGGCGCGCCGCCAAGTTGGCCAAAATGAAAACGGTCCCGATTACCGTTCGGGAACTGGACGATCGCGAGGCCATGGAAATTGCGGTCCTCGAGAATTTGCAGCGGGAGGACCTGCCGGCAATCGACGAAGCCAGAGGCTTTGCGGCGCTGCTCAATGGGGGTGCTTTTACCCAAGACGACTTGGCAAAACGATTGGGCAAAACCCAGGGTTATATTTCGAATCGCATCCGGTTGCTAGAGCTGCCGCCGGCATGGCAACAGAAGGTTATTTCCGGAGAAATATCCTCGACCGCCGCGCGAATGCTTGTGCCGTTTGAAAGATTCCCGGCGGTCCTCAAGTTGTGCGAAAAAAAATTAAAGCAACGTTGGGATGGTGCCGGAGATATGCCGTCGACTAGCGATTGGGAGGAAGTGATTGGCGATTCGGTCCACCATACTGGCAAACTCATGACGGGCTGGGAGTGGGACGAAAAATCCGGAAGGTCGTTTAAGATCTTCAAGCCCACTAAAGAACAAAAATCTGAACTGGACATCGTTGAAATCAAAAACATGTACGGTTCGAAGGGTGAGACGGAACAAATCGCGATGAATATCAAGCTCTGGCGAAGACTCCAGAACGAAGAAATAAAACGCCAGAAATCCAAATCCAACAAAAAGGATGACACCAAGTCAAAGGGTTCTAACGGCAAACCCACAAACCTAACCAAGGCCCAACAGAAGGCCGAGGATTTGAGACTCTCGAATCAGCACGTGCTACAAAGGGAACAATTCCGCCGTCGACTATGGGATTTGAAAGTAGATTGGCTTAGGTTCCTTTGCGCCTCTCACGTTTCAATCAGCCATTTCACATTGTTTAAAATCCTGATTTGGGCCACGAGTCATTCCAATCATAAATTTGGTCACATGATCCAAAAGGCGATCAAGGCAGCTGGTTTCAATGCCAGCTCTACTCAGTCAGACTGGAACAGTCTTTCCAACGTGCCCGATAAACCGAGCGATTTTTCCAATGTGGCGTTCCAACTTGTGCAATCTTGGCTTTGGAACAAAGACGAACCCAGTAATTTTATGTGGGGTGAAGTTGTAATCGCCTTGGTTAAAGATCTTGAGATCGACCTGGAAGCGGCCTGGAAAAAAGAAATGTGCGGTAAGTATTTGACGACGCGGTATTTTGCGCTGCATTCTAAGGACCAGCTGATCGCGTTGTGGAAGGAATTGGATGGTCGACCCATCGAGGACAAAATTACCAAATCGGATTTGGTTGAGATGCTGGCGGATCCCATCAATGCTGGTAAGTACAAATTTCCGAAAGACCTGGCTAAAATCAAAAGGTCCTGATTTCAAGGTAGCTGAACAATGAGGAAAATTTTGAAGCCTGGCCCGGGTTGGAAACACGTTGGGGGCCCGTGTTGGGAACACTCTAATGGTGTTCGGATTCACCCTTATGGATTAGTACGATTACGTGAGGGGCGAGTTATTGTTGGTACCGTGTGGCCGGAATCTAATAATATGGATTTTTTCATCAAGGCCAATGGCGGTAATCGAAAGAGAGGCGTCATGGCTTGGGCGTTGTTTATTTTAAAAGACCTATCAAAAATCAAAAGGCTTTAAAACATGGGGATGAATCGCGAATCCTATAGCGAACTGGCAAACTCTGAAAAACGCCTAGACAAACCACGTCGTTGCCCTGATTGTGGTGGCCTGGTCGACGTGATTCCATGCCGAGCTTGTAAAGTACAACGGGATCTTCCTAAACTAAGGAATGCCCGATCGCCAAAATGAAGTCACCACGAAAACGCCCATCGTATTGAAAGATGGCGATCCGTACCCTTTCTATATGGTCATTCGATCATGTGACTTCGATCGCGAGCTGGTTGAACTGCAAATTGCTAGTGAACCGTCTTTTACTCTGGTTGCGGACCAGCTCATTGAAGCGATCCAAAACGCCAAGCGCGGAAACGATAAAATCGGATTCACGCCGGACGAATAGGAAATGTGGGAATACTGCGTATATCGACAAATCAAATGGAAGCCTTTCCTAGATTTCAATGCATATGCTAAAAAGCAGGTAGGCAAAAAGTCTTTCGGCGTCAACGCGGAAGGCAACACGCCCTTTCAAGCTCTCCTTCGGGTCCGGCGTCGAGTCAAACTTATTGATTGCGGGAGAGATCCCCATGGTGACTGAATTGAAAGAGCCCACAAAAGTCAACTTCGTTCGTATGCCGAAATCATTCCACACTAAGTTGAAGGACGCGACGACGAACGCACCGGGTGGTATTTCAATGAATCAATTTTCACTTACTGCGATCGAAATCGCGTTACAAGCTAAGAAAGATTTCGACCGCATTTTCGAAATTGGTAAAGGCAGAATGGTCGATGACATTGTGAGATCATGGGTTGAATGAAACGATTTAGGCACATGTTGGCGGTTGCTTCTGGCCTTTTACTTATGATCGGGCTTTGGTTGGGTACGTTGGACTATGAACCTCAGATTAGATATGCGGGCGCTTGGATTGCGATCGTCGGGATTTATATAGCCGCTGGACTTTGTATCAAATGGTGACAGAATTAAAGTGTGAATGCTGTGGGCAAGACCATACGGACTGCTTGATAACTTGTCCCGAATGCCGAGTCGCTGACCAGAGGGTCAAGCAGCACAGAGAGGCCTTACTGGCCTTGCAGGAATCCGTCATCCACATGGCCTATACGGATGAAGGAACTTGCAAGGAATGCGGTGCCCTTACGGACGAATCTCACGATCCCACTTGTGAGTTTGGATCCGCAGAAGGCAAGGCCATGGAATTGACAGACTGAACTGGCGATTTTTCTAAAAATCGTCTCGGCGGTACGCTCGCACCATGCGAGCAATTCTTCGATGGATCTTGAGACGCTTCACGTCCAGGAAAAAATTCCTCAAGACGGTTCCGGTTCTAAATGAACCGTTCAAGCTGGGCGTCGACTTCGAGCCACCTAACAGATCGACCCGGGCTTACTGTACTCCTTGCAAAAGCAATCAGCGCACCTTCACCAACGAAACCCAAATTCGATGTAAACGGTGTGGTCAATTCATAAGGCGGATCGACGATGACCAGGTCACCCGTTGGCATTCATCGCCTTTTGCCGCTTACGTTTCTTCTTTGGAGTAATCCTATGTCAAATAACGAGCGACGTGGAGGTAAGGGGCAGTCTCATGGTTTAGCTTTGCCAGCACAACTTGAACTTGCTCGAAAAATCAGGGAAGCACAAAACAAAGAGCTTGAACAAGCCCACATGCAATTGTCGATGAATTTGAATTCGATGCTTATGGTCGAGTCCTACAAGCATTCTTTGAATCAAGTCAACCACACACCCGGGGATACGTTTGATACCGATGTAATCGCGGAGCTGGCCGTCATGTCGGTGGATTCCCTTTATAAAAAGTTGGGAATTGAAGTCACCAAGAAAAATGTCGAACCGGAAAGCAAACTGGATCTAGATTAAATGGGTGAGCTCGTCGTCCAACCCGTTGAAATGTCGACCATGCACCAAGGTCATTATCCAGGTGTGATGGAAATCATTGCGGAAGTTTCAGACCCAAAATACGACTACGAAAGTTTGCAAAAACTAATGTCGGATCCCCTGGTTGCCGGCCACGTGGCAACGAATGGGAAGACATTCGGGGACGTCCTGGGATTCTCCATGTATTACGTTCAAAAGGATCGGCTTGAATTGTTGCACCTGGCGGTTCGCCGGCATCGTTGGCGCCAGCGGATCGGTTCCCAACTGATGATCAAACTGAAAAACACGGCGATGCAAATACACCGACTGAAAGTCGAGGCCTCATTGCCCGACCTAAACCTCGGTGGTCAATTGTTCCTTCGGTATTGCTTGTTCCACGCCATCCAAGTATTACCCGACTTCGATCAAAATCCGCCGGGCGAACTTTATGTCTTCCGGTATCGACATGATCAGCCACCCGACGGCCGCCGACCAGTCCACACGAATCGATTTGTGGATGGCGATTTTTCTCAACAACCTCTTTCCTTTTAGAATTCAGCGAACATTGGAGGATCTTTCGTGCTAGTCCTGACCAGAAAAAAGAATGAAAGCATTGTCATCAATGACGACATCACCATCACTGTGGTGGAGGTCCGGGGCGATCGCGTCCGGTTGGGAATCAATGCACCTAAAGAGGTCCCTGTTCACCGACAAGAGGTTTATCACGCAATAAGACGGAAACATGGGGAAAAAACCGAAGAAAACCAAGAAAAATCAGCTGACTCCGCTACAGCTCGCAGCGATCAGCCAGGTGGGCAAGCTGGCCAAGAAGACCCGGGATAAATTGCCTGAGGGATCCGGCCAAATGGTGGATTTCTATGTCCACATCCAGGGGGCTATGTCGGTCGGCTGCAAAAAGAACACTGAAAAGTCCGAAACCCCTTCCCTGGTTACACTTCTGGCGTGGGTCTTCGCTCAAGTGGGTCCTCGGACCCGGACCACCATTCTCGACGCATTCGAGACGATGACCTGTGAGCAATTGACCCAGCAGATCGACGAGAAATTGCTGGAGAAAGCAGGGGTAGGAATCGAAGCTATCACTGCAAGTAAAGACATAAAGACGCGAGGCGACGTCGTCGGCAGCCTCTCGGCCGAGCTTGTCCCGGGTCTAAAGTGACCAAATAATAACGGTACGAGGGGGGGGTGAATCTAATCTGAGGTTTCATGGTCAAGACTCCTGGTCGGAGAGCCTTGCCTGATGGCCTGGTGGCTCTCATACGCTTGCTCCACGGCGCTGGCTGGTCCTACCGCCAGATCGCCGAACCGCTCGAGCTCCACCATAAGACGATCGGTAACTACATCACGGGCCACTCGGTCCAGGAGCCCACCAGCACGTTGGGCCCAGGCGAGCGCCTGCTCAAGGTCCCGCAGCGGTGTGCCGGCTGCGGGGGCAGAATCCAGATCGTTCCATGCCGGGTCTGCCGATGTCGTCGATTCCAACGGCTCCGGATCCAGACGCTCCGTTCTGGGTGATTCTGGCGATTTTTCCTCGAGGCCTCGGCGTCTTACAACGCGGACAGACCAAACGCGCATTTGGAGGCGATATTTCCCAGGAAATCTCGCCACGATGTCCGAGAGAATTTCACCCGTAACCAAGATGATTATCGCGAATTTGTTGTTCGCGAGCCCCCATGAGAATGTCCAGATTGCGCCCATCGCCCGATTCGTCGGGGTTAGTGAAAAAACAGTCCGCCGTGAGGCCCGGGACTTGGGGATTATTTACGAAGGTGGACCGCATGGCGGTGTCCGATGCAACAAATGCGGGAGTCTCTTGAAGTCCGACCATCACTGTCACGTGTGCGTTGAAGGTTTCAAAAAGAAATTGAAGTTTCGACGCCAAGCATTTGAAAAGCAGCTTGAAGAAAACCCCATGTCGATTTTGAACCGTTGGAACGAACCGAGTCCTATGAGCGAGAGACGTAATGAGCGACGGCCCACTTGAAAAGTATTCGATCAGTAAGAGTCTTGGCTGGATCCACAACGGGGACTTACTGTTGTTCCGCGCCAGCAAATGGTTCACCAGCCGTGCGATCGCAATTGCCGGCCGAGGCCATTGGAGCCACGTCGGCATGGCAGCCTGGTGGGGATCGAGACTGATTTGCCTTGAAGTGCGCGAGTGGAAAGGAGGCCGTGCAGTCACCCTGGCCAGCCAGGTCGCACGCTATCCGGGGAAGATCGAAGTATTCCACGTGAAGCCGGAATTCTGTGGTGCTTACGTCAACACCACAAAACGAATGAAACAATATGATCGACTCAAAGTGATCGGGGCAATGATCGACATGACCGGATGCGACTATGGATGGTGGCATCTACTCGGTGCCGCCGTTCGACATCTTCCGGTGTTGCGCCTGTTTACTAAGCCCGTCACTAATGGCGACGTCGGGAAACATCCCCCGTTTTGTAGCGAAGCCTGTTCGATCGCGGCACGATTGCACGGGCCGGATCCAGTTCCCCAGCTGGCCAATCGAATGACGTGCCCGAGTGATTTGGCCCGAAGCATGTTGTGGTATTCCAGTGGGAGAGTCTTGGTTCCATGAAAACCTTTATCTGTTTTTTCATCATTTTAGGCGTCGCTGTTGGCCAGTGCGTGGGACCGTACTGCCCAATACCCTATTCACGGACACCCCCGAATTATTCAAAAAAGGCACCAAATTATTCACAAAGACCTCCGAATTATTCAAAATCACCACCGGCCGCGTGCCGAATCCAGTCCGGAACGTACATAGGAACCGGCATCTTGGTTGCAAAAACAAATCGAGCTGCACTGGTTTTAACTTGTGCCCATTTATTCAATAAGCATGAAACGATTCTTGTAACTTTTGGTGACGGTAAAAAATACAAAGCTAGGTTGGAACGTATCGACCGGACGTGGGATTTGGCTGCATTGGTTATTGCGTCGCCGGCGGCAGACCCCGTAACATTTGCGACGATCGTTCCAAAGCGTGGAGATCGAGTCTTCGGGGGTGGCTTTGGAGGAAACGGTAGGTGGGCATGGGTAAGCGGCGCAATCACAGGTTTCGCAAAACCTGAGAGAGCCAAAACTTTCGAATATGTGGCTTGGCAAGGAAGTGCAAGAGATGGAGATTCTGGAGGCCCCTTAGTCAACCGAGCCGGGCAATTGGTTGGGCTTGTAGTCGGAACTGGAACTGAAACGTCATTTTCCGTCGGACCCGTGCTCGCTCGTATTCGTCATTTTTTGAGAGGCTTATTGGATCGATTCCGAGTACGTAGACGGCCGGCGGCGCCACCCATTACAGAACCACCACCAGTGGAAGCGCCGCCGGCCAAGGTATCACCCCCATCACCAGTGGAAGCGCCGCCGGCCAAGATATCACCCCCATCACCAGTACCCAAAAAGTCCAAGCCGCCCATTAAAACGCAACGGAAGCCCCTTGAGGAAAATCTTCGGGACATTTGGCCTGGCCGCATCGCAAACTTGCCCACACCTGTCAAAGCTGGATTTTGGGCGCTTATCGGCAAAGCCTTCGGGATCTCCGCGGTGACGGCCGCGGGAGCAGCAACCGGAGGAACGGGCGCCATGGCTGCGTCTATGTTGTTTTGGTATCTCGGCCGGAGACGCAGGAAAAGAGAACGGAGGCCTGTCGCCAATTCGGCGGTTCCCTTTTCACCACCGCCAATTAACCCACCAGATCTCCATCCGCGGGATGTTTCCGAGGCAAGGTCATTTTTACAACTTTCGGAATTGGAAGGACGTGATCCGGTGGTCGACGGACTTGTTGGTCGCCTTACGTTGGACGCCCTCGACGAACTTATCGAGGGAAACAATAAACAGAAATCTATGTTCGCGAGTGAGTTTAAGACGAAACTCCAGTCGCAAGTAAATGAAATGGTTCCACTTTCAATTTAGGAGATTATCATGCCAGTTGGAGATCCAGGAAAAGAACAATTCCGTCGCGCTATCGTCACGTTACGTAATTTGCATATTATTGCAGGTATTCAACCGCTGATGCTTTTGCGAACAGAATTACTCGGAAACGATGAACTCGAAGATCGTGGTGGAATGGATGACCCCACTCGAGATCATTTGACTAAGCTGCTAGTCCACGCGGACCGCTGGCGGCGACGCATTACGCACAACCCGGATGACGAAGAACTGGGTGATATGATCGAAGATGCGATCGACGTTGCCGGCGCGCTCGAAGAGGGCGAAAAGCCTTTCGGTGGTGATGATATTCAAAACTCCAGTGGTGGTCTGATCGATTTGGCCTTTGCACTGGATGGTACAAATCCAGACATTCCATTGCAATCAATGATACGTATGAAATCCGGCAATGCGCTCATTCTTTTGGGTGCTGTAGATCGTGCGATCGTTGCTTGGACACGCCTAGAAAGTCGAGCGCGCACACGTTTCATCACGCAACAAGATTCGATGAGAATGTACGGTCATTACCAACAATTGCTGGCATTCTTGAACACATTCGGTGGTGATGAAAATCGAATCGATGTGGCGCAAGTATTGCCGAGCGATGAACCGCTTGGACCAAATGACAGCCCGAACCGTGTTGGAGAGTCCAGCAAATCGGCCTGATGAAAGACGTCCAGCTGGAGTTGTTCGAGGACCCGGACTGGACCGTGTTCAAGGCCTCGGCACCGCCGCGTAAAAAAAGAAAGCTCAAGCCGAAAAACCTCGGCCAATTTGCCGAGGTTTATCGGCCAGCTTTACCAATGGGTAACAAAACGAAATGATCGTACCAAAATAATTGGTGCGACCAGGTTGTGGACCTTCCATAATCGGAGCATGACGGATAATCCTAAGACGCTCCGAGAATGCACGAACGATCTGCACTATCTCGTTACAAACCACGTTAAGAAACAAGAAAAGTTTCAAGAGCGTATCGACACGCTGTTGTCCGGTGACAACGCACAGCCAGGCCTTCTCACTCGAGTCGATCGACTTGAGCAAGATCACAAACGATGGCACTGGTGGATCGGTGCCATTTGGACTGGCATGTTCTCCATCGTCATCGGTTGGTTTATCGATAGGTCGACACCATGAAATTACTTCGGGAGATCTGGATTGCCGCCGTCATTTTTTCTTGCGCCGGCTGGCTTCTGCGTCGTTTCGTTTGCTGGCTTCTTACCGATTAAAGGCATCACCCGAACGACCCAAAGATGGATGCCCACTTGGGCGCAAACCGTTTGGCACCGGTAGACGTAGCCCTTCTGAAGCGCTTTAGCACGATCGTTGAGGCCCCATTTGGTCAGCATGATAATCCCTGGACGCTTTTTCAACACGGTCGCATAATAGATCGCCTGTCCTACTGCCTCGGCCCATTTTCCATTTGCTGCCCAATCGATTTCAATTGCGTGGGTCTCCGTCATGTAGTCGCACACGGTGCCATCCCAAAGACGGACCCCGTTGACGGCATCGAATTTTTGCACATTCTTTTTGGCCCATTCGTTTTCACTGGGCCAAGCCCCCAGCCCGGGCGTTGCCAGGCCCAACAGCATCGCAATAGTGATTAGAGTTTTCATCGTTTCAAAAGATCTCCCAAAGGTTTGCCCATGACGTCTGCCAACGTAAGGCAGACTTGGATCGATGGACTCACGGTGTCGTCGTTGACCAGTTTATTAAGATACTGCCTGGTGACCCCTGCTTTCATAGCAATTAGTCCCTGATTGTGGGTTTTGAGATACTTTTTTACGTGCTTGAGGAAACAAGCGTAACGTTTTGCAACGCGAGAATCTTTTGCATCCATAAGGCCCTCCAATCTTCGATTTGAAATGAGATCAGCGCCCAAAAAAACCCGACCGGGGGTGTCGCCGATCGATGACTCTGGGATTGTACAGCAAAACGTTGACTAAATCTTTGCAAAAAACATTCTCCCGATCTTTCCCTGAAATTTGCTGGGAACGTATAACGAACGTTATAGGTGCTTGTCTCGAGTATTTCTTCAGAAATATCTTTGGCGATTTGCTTGCAATAAACTGGGTATTTGCCCGGAAAACGTCTTGGCGTTTGCCCACAAAAAAAGCCGGCACGTTGCCGGCGTTACGGCCTGGAAGCCGCGCGGGATTGATTCCTAGTATTTAATGGAAAGGGTGAGAATCCATTTTCGATTTTGAAATTTCTGCGAAAGCCTTGAAGTTTCAAAAATAATCCATGGAAGGCGCAGTTCGATCAAAGCTGCGCTGTTGTTTTTGATCTTCTCAAAGCGCGATTTCTCCTTGTCTTGACAAGCACCCCGCGCGAATCGATGCGCGCATTGTGGGCACTGTCGACGTAAGTTGTCGAACGAACTATTTTCCTAAAAATTTATATTTTCTCACATTCCCAGCTGTCCAGCTCGAGCGCGGGCCGAGCTGGGTGCATACTGTCACCGGGCCGGCCATGGGCCGAACTGGGTGCATACCGTCACCAGGCCGGCCACGGGCCGAGCTGGGTGCATATCGCCACCAGGCTAGACCGTAGGCCGAGCTGGGTGCCCTGGTCGTCGACCAGGCCAACCGATGACGCGCCACGTGGCCCGTGGCGCGTGGATCGGTTCGCCTACTTCCCCCCGATGAATCGAACCGGCTTTTTGCCTACCTTGCGCCATGCCTTGGAGAATTCGTCGAATTCATACAAGGCCCTGACCCTTTTTTTGCAGCGCCATGCGTGATAGGCCGAGAGCAAAGCTGGAAGCGACCAGCCCTTTCTAGTTGCCTTCATGGGTCACCCTTTCGAAATAGAGCGGTGATGAGCCATCACCAGGCCGAGAGGCCAGCAGGCCAACCGATGACGCACCACGTGGACCGTGGCGCGTGGGTCGGTTCGCCTACTTGCTTTTCTCGGCCTGTTTTGCCTTGTCGGCAATCTTCTCCAGAGCATAATCGGCCAGCTCGGCCATTTTGGCCTTGAAGTATCGACCCAGAGGCGCTGAACAATGATAGATGCCGATCATAATCCCACAAACGACGACGATAATTCCAATACCCATAATTTCACCCTTCCAAATAGAATGCGGTGATGAGCCATCACCAGGCCGAGAGGCCGACCAGGCCAACCGATGACGCGCCACGTGGCCCGTGGCGCGTGGATCGGTTCGCCTAGCTAATCGTCTCGGCAAAGCTGTTTGCAGCTTGCTCAGATTCAAAGGCGAAGCCGCCGGGCGTTTTGCCCCATTGTCGAGAGTACCAGCCGCCCGCGTCTTTGCATCGCGTACGAAGCACTACAAAAGAGGCACGTTCGACTTTCTCGGCCAAGACCACCATCCAAAAGTCGAATTGCTTTTTTGTGTGAAAATGCTTTTGGACAGTACAAAAAGTATTTTCAACCGTCTCGACTTTTGGCGAATCCAAAAGAGAAAATGCAAAGCAGTTATTTTCGCTATCGCGGTAAATGCCGATAATTTCAGCGCCGGCCGGAAAGGTCGACTTTTGGAATAAACCGTATACATGTTGTTGTAAGTCCTCGGTGTCACCCTGGCCGTATAAATAACGGGTGTACTGGCCTTCATGCTTCACGTCTTGCGCTTTGCACAACCATTGCCCCACTTGAAGGTATAATTCGTGGGGAATGCTGCGGTGAGAATGAACGTATTTGGCGCGACCGAGAACGACTGAAACCGCGTCCCCCTCGGCACTGTGATCATAGTTATACATGTCGGTCATTCCGTCGAAACTTCCGTCGGAATACTTGCCGAGAATTGAATCGACGTCTTTTGTCGTAGGGCCAAGATCCCACGATACGTCTACAGAGTTTCCCATTGAAAATGAATCCGAGCGGACCGAAAATTTGATCCCCGGGAAAGCCTTGCGAAGTTCTTGCTTGATATTATAAGACGCGCGGGAATGTTCGCTCATTTTACCATCGTGGGCCTTTGCCCATGGGTATTGCTCTTGCAAAGTGGCCACAATTTTAGCCGTATCCGCGCTTTTTTTCTCAGCCTTTTTTTCGTGTTCTTTATGGAGTCGTTCCAATTTTTGGTCGCGCTCTGTGCGCTCTTGGGGTGTTTCCCTTTTGTCCACTTCGAAAAGTTCAAGTTTTGCAGTCTCTTTTTCGATCGCCTCGATTACCGCCTTGTGATTTTCCTTTGTAATCTCGTAATCGAATTGATTTCCGATTCGCTCCTGGGCGGCTTGACATGCCTCATCACCAGGGGCGGGACCAAATAGGTTAGTCAAAACGGTTCTGCCTTCATCACCTCCGACAATCCCGGTTATTTCAACGAATGACTTGCCTTTCCAGCGTAGCGCCTTAAGCGCTCCGTGGACCTTTTGGGTCTGTCGTGGTCCTGCTTTGCTTGTCCATTGCTTGGTTGTTGCTTCGTTCATTGTGTCACCCTTTCGAATACAATGCGGTGATGAGCCATCACCAGGCCGAGAGGCCGACCAGGCCAACCGATGACGCGCCACGTGGCCCGTGGCGCGTGGATCGGTTCGCCTAGCGTTTCAATCCAAGGGCCTTTGCAGCCCTCGGGCTTATCCACCCTTTCGAATTGGTTTGAACGGTCGCGCGGTCGACCGTCCCTCTGAGATAAGCGGAAACTATTAGAATCGATTTTTGCTGATCCCCGCCGGTTTTTTTCATAGCTACCCTATATAGATCGGACAATTCCATATTTTGCGTCATCGCCATTGTGTCACCCTTTCGAGTAGAGCGGTGATGAGCCATCACCAGGCCGAGAGGCCGACCGGGCCAACCGATGACGCGCCACGTGGACCGTGGCGCGTGGATCGGTTCGCCTAGCTTAGAACCCAGCGCTTCACAATCCCCACCACTATGCCAGCGCCATAAGCCAACGTGCAAAGCAAGAGGTACGCGATCATCCAATCAAATAGTGCCACGGTCTCACCCTTTCGAATCGGAGTAAAGCAAACAGAGAAAACAGCTTATCTATCGGCCATTCTGCGTCGCTATATTGTCTTGTCAATAGTCAAAGGGTGTCAACAATAGGCGATGACGCAAAATATGGAATTGTCCGATCTATATAGGGTAGCTATGAAAAAAACCGGCGGGGATCAGCAAAAATCGAT